AAAAGGTATATTCAGCAACAAAAAGAACTCATAGTCTATTATGAGAAAGCTATTAAACCAAAGGAAAAGAAAGAGCCGCCTAAAAAATAAAACCTTTTAAATCTCTGTACTGTCTATCACTATAGTCTCGTAGGTATTTTACCAGCGAGACTATTTTTTTTGTGTTTTCAAAGTCTGCGTTCCACTCATCAAACGCTGCTTCTATGTCGTCTGGAGAAGGCGGTCCCTCAAAGTCAATCGCTACATTGCCATCCTGTGTCAAAGACACAGACATCTTATACAATAACGCATCATGCTTGGTGGACATCGTGTAAAACCTTTAATAAAACTACTATAAATACTATTAGCATCGTTGTAAGCGATCTGCTGCCATGCGAACTCGTCGCTGGCAGGGCTAAGTATATGCACAGTCCTAGTAAGAACATCATAAAGTTTACTAAGAAATAGGTCACTTTAGAGACTGCTTCATTTCATACAGAATGTGGTTAGGGCTGTTGGGCCTTATGCCGCTGTTTCTGTATGTTGTGCTTTGTGGGTCAGCGTTTGGACGCCACTTACCTGCAAATATCCTCTCAGCCAGCCACTGATCAAACTGATATCCCGACAGCCCACTGGTCTTGTAAGCTTCCATAACGGCACAGTGCCAGCACTCAGATGTTGCATGGGGCAGAGGCGTAGCTTGCTTACCCGCAGGACCGGAACAGGTTATAACTAAAGATCGTAACTCTTCAGGCAACTCCTCAAACTGCTCCCATCTACCGGATATTTTTTCTATAAATGTTCCTGTGTCTTCAGGTTCTGGAAAAGCCCACTCTTTAGGCATTTCAAGTTCTCTTATATCAGTCGATCCCCAATAAATCTTTTTACCCGTTCTCTCCAATATACCTTTGTAAGCCCAGTAACAGTCTGTAGATGTATTCTCTAAACTGTAACCATGAACCAAAGCATCACAATTTTCTTTAATGAGAGTATCTGCTATGATTTCAAATCTATCTATTAAGTTTCCATAGTTAACTAGATGCCTAAAGCCCTTGCGTATTGGCCTGAAGTCATGGCGAGTTTGTCTGTGTACAGGAGGTAGTAACGTAAAAGATCGAATATTTTTTTCTAGCCAGTCTTTAACTCTCATAACCGCAAGCTCTTCTACAGAGTACATATCATAACCGTACTCTCTAAAAAATATACAAACTATTTCGTGATCACTTTCTTTTAGCCATCTCCACAGAGCATACGTGGAGTTTACTCCACCTGACATTGGAATGAGAACTTTCATTAGTCCAACTCTCCTATTGGCAGGTTGTAGCAATCAGCACGAAATACAAAGCCATTGCTAGGATCGTAGTCTCCCCTCTTATGCTCTGTAGCTTTTAGAAA